CGAAGGAAAGGAGTAAAGGATATGTACGATCAGTTACCCAGCAACCTAAAAATCAGAAATCAGTTCTGTAACTGGAAGTTGGAAGAGCAGAACGGCCGCATGACAAAGGTTCCCTACCGGGCGAATGGTAAGCGGGCTAATCCCGCAGATCTGCAGAGTTTTACGGACTTTGCTACCGTGTGCGCCGTATGCGATAAGTACGATGGTATCGGCATCGGAATCTTCGGTGATCTGTTCGCCATCGACATCGATCACTGTGTGGAGGGCGGTTTGGTGTCCGAAATGGCCCAGGCTATCATCGACACCATGGACTGCTATACCGAATACAGTCCCTCTGGCACCGGCATCCGCATCATCGGTCTGGCATCCGGTCTGGATTATGACAAAGCCCGCTATTATATCAACAATCACAAACTGGGATTGGAAGTATATGTGGCGGGTTATACCAATAAATTCGTCACCCTGACCGGAAATGCCATCCGGGAATCCGATCTGGTGGATCGTGGCGGCGAACTGGTGGATGTTCTGGAAAAATACATGGTCAAACCCGTACAGCTTCAGTTGGTGAAGCGGGAAGTTCCTGGCAGCTACCTCTCAGATGAGTCTGTGATTGCCAAGGCCTGTTCTTCCAAACAGGGCGATAAGTTCCGTTCCCTCTGGGAAGGCAACCTCCCCGAAGGCATGAGCCATAGCGAGGCGGATCTGTCCCTGTGTACCATGCTGGCATTCTGGTGTGGCGGCGATACCGACCAGATGGATCGGCTATTCCAGGAATCCGGCTTGATGCGGGAAAAGTGGAACCGGGAAGACTACCGCACCGCCACCCTGGAAAAAGCTGTTGCACTGACCACAGAATTTTATAAACCTCTGCCCATCTCCGACGCAAGATCCGACTTCTGCACCCCGGCATTGTTTCTGAGCGAAGTTCACCCGGAAAACAATGACCGCTATCCCTGGACAGACATCGGTCGTGGCCGGTTGTTTGCCGACTGTTACCGGAACATTGCCCGATTTGTTCCGGAGAAAAAATCCTGGTATTGCTACCAGGATGGTGTCTGGAAAGCGGATGCCTCAAGCTTGCGCACTATGGAACTGTGCAAGGAACTGGCAGATGCATTGCTGGTTTATGCACTGTCAATTCAGAATGAACGGCAGCGGACGGAGTATATCAAATACTGCTCCGATAAATGGCAAACCCGGCGCACCCGTGAAACCGTCCTCAAGGACGCCCAAAGTATCCACCCCATCAGCATCCAGGAATTTGATAGCGATCCCTATGTGTTCAATTGCAGCAACGGCACCCTGCACCTGGACACCATGGAGTTTACTCCCCATAATCCGGAAGATCGCCTGACTAAGATCTCTCCGGTAAACTACGATCCCAATGCCCGGTGCGACAGATTCCTGTCCTTCGTCAATGAAATCACCAGCAGTGATGCGGAGAAGGCCCGGTTCCTGCAGAAAGTTCTGGGATACGGCATGAGCGGCGATACCCGGTATGAATGCCTGTTTATCCTCTACGGCGCTACAACCAGAAACGGAAAAGGTACCCTCTGCGAGAGTGTACTGAAGGTTCTGGGCACCTATGGCTGTACCACCAGACCGGAAACCCTCAGCATGAAAATCAATGCCAACAGTCATAACCCCAGCGAGGACATTGCAAGACTTGCCGGTGTCCGTTTCGCCAACATCTCCGAGCCGGGCAAAGGCATGGTACTGAATGCCGCACAGGTCAAAAGCATGACCGGTAACGATACCCTCAATGCCCGGTTCCTCCACGAAAACAGCTTCGACTTCATCCCCCAGTTCAAACTTTATATCAACACCAACTACCTTCCGGTCATCAATGATATGACCCTGTTCAGCAGCGGTCGTGTGGTAACGATCCCCTTCGAACGGCACTTTGAGGAATCTGAGCAAGACAAAAGTCTGAAAGCCGAATTCCGGAAGCCGGAGAACCAGAGCGCCATCCTCAACTGGCTGGTGGAAGGTTACCGGCTCCTGATGGAAGAGGGTATGAAATTACCGGAAGCTGTCATTGCCGCCACCGATGCCTACCGGGAGGACAGTGACAAAGTATGGCAGTTCGTTCAGGAGCGACTGGATGAAGCACCTGCCATGGAAGTCCGCACCTCCGAGGTGTATGAAAGCTATTGTGGCTGGTGCAATGAAAATGGTTGTCATCCCGAAAACAGCCGCAATTTTAACCAGGCTCTCCGCAGCTTTGCCACGGTGGTTCGCAGACGTCCCAAGCGTGGCGGCAGTGCAACCACATTGCTCCTGGGCTATCGTGTAAGAGCCTCTGAATTCCTGTCAGCATAACCCTTGTAGCAGCTTGTAGCAAGAAAAAAGGAAATATCCTTATAAACAGTTCTTATAGAGATATTCCCCAAAAACCTGCTACAAGTTGCTACACATTCCCAACAGGAAAGGAGGTGATAACCATGGTGAATGAAAATCTGTCCCACTATCTGTGGAAAGGGTTGAATCTGAAGCGGTATTCCGTTATTAAGATCATACCTCAGGATGAGACCAACGCTGTGATCATTATGCACAGCACCGATCCCGATGATCCTCACTGGTGTCTGGAATATATGGGCGGAGGTCATTACTTCGACACAGCCCATCAGCTGATGGGCTACTATGAAAGCAGAAAATTCAAGATGCCCAGCGGATCTTTCCTGTAAGTCAAGGGGGTAGGGCCCATGTGATCTTGGGCTCTACCTCGCAGGGCAGCGGCACGGGGCTTCATACACAAAACCGCATAAGTTTCCGAGGGAATAGGCCCCAGGGCCCGGTCACATCTCTACCACCATAGGGCGGACAGCGGGCAAGGGCAATCACGCACAAAACCGCGAATTCAAAGGGGGAATTATCCAAATGAAAAAGCAGGAACAGGAAACCATCAACGCAATGCGGCTGCAGGGGAAATCCGCTACAGAGATTGCCTGGACACTGGGGATCTCTGTGAACACAGTCTGCTCCCATATCCGCCGCCATCCGGAACTGGAAGGCGGAAAGCCCTGTAAAAACTGCGGCAGACCGATTTCCGCATTGCCGGGCAGAAAGGAAAAACTGTTCTGCTCGGATCGGTGCCGTATGACCTGGTGGAACAGCCACCGGGAACAGGTTCAGAAGAAGGCTTATTACAAAATCATCTGCGCCAGCTGTGGAAAGGAGTTTGAAAGTTATGGAAACCAAAATCGTAAATTCTGCTGCCGTAACTGTTATCTCCTCTCACGCAGGGCCTTATCCCTACCAGAAGCTGGTGCGGTATCAATTCAACCTGGCGATCCTGGACACCATGCTGCATAAGGGAGAACTGTCCAAAACAGACCATGCAACTGCCTGCGGTGTGCTGGCATGTCATTATGGCTTGGATAAAGATAGCATTTTTCGGTAGGTTTACACACTTGCTATTTGGCTTCATCAGAGCGAATATGTAGTACCCCAAATGGATACAAAGGAGGTTCTTTATGGGAAGAAAAGTACAGAAAGTGAAGTTTCCTGCGGCAGCACCCAAACAAAAGCGGGTGGCGGCATATGCCAGAGTCTCCTGCGGTAAGGATGCCATGCTCCATTCCCTGGCATCCCAGGTAGACTACTACAGGAGCTTTATTCGCCGCCACCCCGGATGGGAATACGCTGGGGTGTACGCAGATGAAGCAAAAACCGGCACTAAGGACAGCCGGGAGCAATTCCAGCAGCTGCTCACTGACTGCCGGGCCGGAAAGATCGACCATATCGTGACCAAGTCCATTTCCCGGCTGGCCCGGAACACAGTCACCCTTCTGGAAACAGTCCGGGAACTGAAATCCCTGGGCATCAGCATCTACTTTGAAGAGCAGAACATTGATACCGCCACCGCTGATGGAGAACTGATGCTTGCTATCCTTGCTTCTTATGCCCAGGAGGAGAGCCTGTCCAACAGTGAAAATATGAAGTGGCGGATTCACAGCAATTTCCAGAATGGACTGGCCTGGAACCCTACTTTGCTGGGCTACCGTTATGATGGCGGCACCTACCACATTGAACCTACGGAAGCGGAAACCGTCCGGCTGATTTTTGATAGCTATCTGGATGGTATGGGCGCTACCGCCATTGCAAAGATGCTGAACGAAAGCACAGCGGTTAGTCGGTTCGGCAACGGATGGGGACAGCGGAGCATTATGCAGATCCTGCAGAACTATACCTACACCGGGAATCTGATGCTGCAGAAGACTTTCTCAGAAAACCACCTCACCAAAAAGAAGCGTTACAACCAGGGGGAACTTCCCATGTACCACATCCAGGACAGCCACGAGGCAATCATCTCGCTGGAGCAGTTTGATGCAGTGCAGGAGGAAATCCGCAGAAGGGCAGAGAAGCATTCAAGACCCCATCAGAATAAAGGCAAGTATCCCTTTTCCGGACTGCTGGTGTGTGGAAATTGCGGCAAACACTACGTCCGAAAAACTACCGCCACCGGGGCAGTGTGGATCTGCCCCACCTACAGCACCAAGGGCAAAGCGGCCTGCTCCTCCAAGCGGATTCCGGAGAACACCCTGATTGCCGCCACATTGGGGGCTGTCGGCACACTGGATGCCCTTGACGGCAAGATAACGGCTGCGAGGGTAGAGAAGGACAATACCTTGGTATTCTGCTTCCCGGATGGAACAACAACCGTTAAACGATGGCAGGACCGCTCCAGAGCCGAAAGCTGGACACCGGAAATGAGAGCCGCAGCCGCAGAGAAAACCAGAGAAAGGAAGAGACGATATGCCTAAAGCAATCACCGTGATCCCCGCAACACGGAACATTCATACCGGTGTTCCCAAGAGCGCAAATGTGAAGCGCAGGGTGGCAGGCTATGCACGTGTCTCCACCGACAGCGATGAACAGTTTACCAGCTATGCTGCCCAGGTGGACTACTACACCAACTACATCAAGAGCAATCCTAACTGGGAGTTTGTGGATGTTTACACCGATGAGGGCATTTCCGGTGTCATGACAAAGAACCGGGAAGGATTCAATCGGATGATTTCCGATGCTCTGGCAGGCAGGATCGACCTGATCGTGACCAAGAGTGTGAGCCGTTTTGCGAGAAATACTGTCGACAGTCTTACCACCGTCCGAAAACTGAAGGAAAAGGGTGTGGAGGTCTATTTTGAAAAGGAAAACATCTACACTTTGGACAGCAAGGGCGAGCTCCTGATCACCATCATGTCTTCCCTTGCTCAGGAGGAAAGCCGATCCATCTCGGAGAACGTCACCTGGGGACAGCGGAAGCGGTTTGCGGACGGAAAGGTCAGTATGCCCTATAAGCAGTTCCTGGGTTATCGCAAAGGTGCCAACGGTATCCCGGAGATCGTGCCGGAAGAAGCGGAGCTGGTAATCCGGATCTATAAGATGTTCATGGCCGGAAAATCCCCCTCTGCCATCGCCCGGCAGATGACCAATGAAGGTATTCCCACACCCGGAGGAAAGAAGGTCTGGCAGAAAGCCACGGTGGACAGTATCCTCACCAACGAAAAGTACAAGGGTGCGGCTCTGCTTCAGAAGAAGTACACGGTGGATTTCCTCACCAAGACTATGAAGATCAACGAAGGCGAGGTTCCTCAGTACTATGTGGAAGACAGCCATCCGGCCATCATCAAGCCTGCGGAATGGGAAGCGGTGCAGGTGGAGATGGAACAGCGCCGCTCCAAGGGGAGGAGGCATGACTGCGGCAGTCCCTTTTCCGGAAAAATTTTCTGCGGCGACTGTGGCGGTGTGTACGGCTCCAAGACCTGGCACTCCACCGACAAGTATCGCCGGGTTATCTGGCAGTGCAACCACAAATATGACAACGGCGAAAAATGCGGAACACCCCATCTCCGGGAGGAGGATCTGAAGGAACTGTTTGTACAGGCGCTTGGGCAGTATATGGATGATCCGGATGAACGGCTGGAAGGTCTGCAATATGTGCAGCGAGCCATGACGGATACCACCTTCATTGATGCAGATTTGGAAGAAACCGAGCAAAAGCTGGATCTGCTTTCCGGCATGATCCGCAACTGCATCATGCTGAACGCATCCGCCACCGTGACGGAGCGAGAGTACCGGCAGCAGTATGAAGAACTGACCCGGCAGTATGAGGATCTGAAGGTGAAATACGAGGAACTGCAGGACCGGCGGAAGCAGATGAATGAAACAGAAATCATCTTTGGTGGGATGCTGTTTGAACTGTGGGAACTGGAGGATGTGCCGGTGACCTTCAAGGAGTCCCTGTGGCACACCCTGGTGGATCATGCCACAGTTTATGCCGACGAGCGGATCGTCTTTTGCTTCAAAGACGGCACGGAGGTCACAACGATGCTATGAAAAGGGCAAAAAGAAGGACCCGGTCAGCTAAAAAGAAGCTGATTCGGGTCCATTTTATTATGATTTTGATGCGGGTTTTACGAACCATTTCGCAGAAGGATGGTACTGCAGACAGCCAAAACTGTGGCGGCAGAAGGGATTTTGTCCTTTCTGTCCCCATTGTCCCGGCTCTCCGGGTATCCCCCCTACCGAATTCTGCGAAAATTTACATGAGTCCCCGTGCCGGTCAGCAGGGATCGAAGTACCAGAGAGCTGACCAGGCCCTAGTCAACAACGTAGGAGGGGGCTTTGCGTTATTTCCAGGTATACCTGGTTTTGATATCAGCAATGTCTTGCCCAATCGTAAGATAGTCATTGATTATGATTACGGACAATGCAACCTCGTAAGCCTTATCATACCACTCTTCCAATTC